CATATTAATTTTTTATGTAAACATAAGATTAAATTATTTTCTCATAAAGAAAAAGATACTGCTAAAATATCTGAAAGTTTATTTGGTTCAGAATTAAGTTTAAAAAAAATTTTTAATAATCAAGAAGAAACTATTAAATTAGTTCTCTGGGATGATTTGAAAAAATTATTAATAACATATAATGAATATTTATTAACTTGTGATGATATTGATGATAAAAAAGATCAAATTATTGATAGAATTGAAAAAATAAAAATGAATAATAAAAATTTTGATCCAAAAGAAAGCATTGATAAAATATTAAATACAAAAAATTTAAATGAAACTACAAATAATATGATATCTGATATTTTTAATAGTTTTCAAAAAACGTTTGATGATAGTAATTCGGGAAATCCTTTTAATAATATTTTAGAAATTAGTCAAAAAATAACAGAAAAATATAAAGATAAAATAGACAATGGTGAAGTTAAATTAGATGATTTATTATCTAATATGACTAATTTACCCGGTATGGAAAATATGGGAAATATGGTAAATATGTTAAGTTCAAATTTAAATGGTGCAAATAAAGATGAAGAAAAAGTAATTATTGATGAAAATTTTTCAACAGCTACAATTGAACAAGGTACTATTAAAGAAGACAGTGGAATGGGAAATCTTAACGTAGGTTCAATATTAAAAACGATGGATAATTTTAAAAATATGGTTCCAAATTTACAAAATGATGATAATACAAATCCAGAAAATGATAATAATCCCAAATTAAATAACAATATACCAAATGGTATGCCAGATTTACAAAAAATGATGGGTTTATTTAATAAATTAGGCAGTGCTAATAATGCCGATAACTTAAATAATATTTTTGAAAAAGAATTAGGCATTGATATTAATAAATTTTCTAAAGAAATTACTAAAATATTAGAAAAATAATAAAATTAATATAAAAATATAAAATAATATAAAATAATGAGTATAAAATTATTATTTTATTTATTAACATTGAAAAATAATTTATTTTCATTAATGTTTCGTAAGTCAGGCACGTCGCTTTATTCAATTAATAAAAACTTTGCTTTTACAAATAGAGAAGTTTTCGATTCGAAAATTTCATTTCCTAAAAAAAATAATACTTTAAATCCAGATGAATTAAATATTAAAAAAAATTTTAAATTTAAAACAGAAATGCATAAAGGCGAGCATTTTTTAACTGAAACTAATACCGAAGAATTATTAACACAATTTAATGAAAATATGTATAAATTAAATTTATTAAATCAATTAATTAATAGTAATTTAAATGAATTGATAAAATTAAGTTTAATTAAAAATTACATAAATAATAGTAATCATTTTTTAATAAATTTATATGAAGGTGGATTAATGAAAGATTGGGATTTCAAAATCTAATTAAATTCATAATACTTGTTATTTTTTAACATTTCGTACTGTATATAATACCTCTAAATTACTAGCAATTACATTTATTGTATTATTCATTAATATAATAATTTCAATTAAATCTTTTTTTTCTAAAATTTTAATAAAATTAATTTGTTTTTCAGATAATATCTTATAATTTCTTATATCTTGTTTTAATAGATAAATATTATTTTCATATGTTTTTTTATTATTAAATTTAAGACAGTTACCTATAGTCATAATATATTTGAATAAATTAGTTTTATTTTTAAAAAATCTGTTAATGTATCAAGTTTAACAAAATTATTACTTATATCAAGTTCTATGTAATTATTATCTTCTTGTATGTATAATATATAACTATATAATTTATCAATAATAATATCATATTGTTTTGATAATTTATCTATTAAATCAAATATTTCATTTTGTTTTGCATAGCTTAATATATTATTTTTTTTAATTATTTTGAGAGTAACATTATCTTTAAACTTATTAAATGTTAATACCAAACTTATAATTTTTTCTAAATTATTAATTATTATTAATAATTTTTTATTAGTATTATTTAATTTAACATCTAAACTATTATATAAATTAATTAGACAATCCGATGTATTACCAATATAACTAATATCATGTAAATTAATTAAATCGAATGATTTAAAATAGTAACAAGAATTATTGAGGAATTCATTAATAACATTTAATTTATTATCGCCGTCTTTATTATAATTTATCATATTTTCCGAATCTTCTATATTATTAGAATCTTCCATATATATACAGATAAAATAATTATTTTAAAATTACTATATATTTATTTTAAAAATATTTAATCATATAAAATTTATCTAATCTATAACCACATTTATTTTTATAATAATCTCTTACACCTACACCAGCTATAACTGCTGCTTTATTTAATTTATTAATTTTAATAATTTCTTCAGCTGTTGACATTAATAATTTACCAATGCCTTTATGTTGTGAAGATTTAATATTATCATTACCAACACTTGTTGATATACCATAGACATGTAATTCACGTATTAATCCCGCATTTTTTAATTCAGGAATTATATTTAATCCTGGATTGGGGTCAATTCGTAATCTAAGAAAACCAAAAAGACCACAATATAAATTATTATTACCTTCATAATAAATCTTTCTTCCTATTAATTTATTAATAAAATAGAAACAACAATATTTAATATAATTAAAATTCCAATAAACTTTTTCAAGTTCATAAGTAATATGATATTCAATACCACCTGATGCTTTATATTTTCTTACAACTAATTTGCCTTGATTAATTAAATTTGATTTATCTTTAATTTCCATGCATCTAATACATTTACAAAATAAATTCTTTTTTGTCATTTGTTTTTCTATAATTTCTCTTAAATTGGTTACACTATTATAACCTGCTTGTATTGATTGGGTTGGAATATCGCGAACAAGGCGTTGAATACGTATCCAAGGATTAATTTTATTTTTACAATTAATACAAACATCAATCAATGATTGTAAATTAGTTTCTGAATATGGAATATATGTTTTATTTGCATACCATTCATCAATATCGCTTTTAACAAGTCTATCTTTACTATGAGATTTTACAACAGCACAAGGATAAATTTTCCAGTCATCGCATTGTAAATTTGGATCATTTATTAAACGATCAAACATTTGATTATCTTTTTCTGGCGATGATCCTGGTAAATCTGGCATCCAATGTGTAACGACTTTCATTCCGATACCTTTTAATAATCTAATAGCCTTTTCCATATTTTCAATAGTACAACCTCTTTTAATTTTTAATAAAATATCATTATGTGTACTTTGTCCACCCAATTGAACACGTGTTACACCATATTCTAGATATTCTATTAATGTTTTATTTCTTACATAATCTGGCCGTGTTTCAATTGTTAATCCAATTACTCCAAAAATTGATGTTTCATTAATCATAATTTCTTCTTCAATACTCAACATTTTTCTATATTCATTATAATGAACTTGAGGAGTCGATGAATTATTATTTCTTGAACAACCAATACTTAACATATTAAATGTATAATACATTTCATTAATAACGCTATCTCGATATTCTTTAGGCATAACATCCCATGTACCTCCAGATAAAATTACTTCTATTTTTTTTTTATAAATATCATATTGAATATTTCCAGTATACACATAAGATTTAATCCTATCAATAATTTGATCTCGTATACTAAATTTATTACGCGCTGCTCGTGCCATTGCAGGTTCTGATGATATATATGACTTGGGTTGGGTTGGATTACCTTCTAAATCTGTTTCAGTGGGACAATATGCACATTTTTCAGGGCATGAAAATTTAATTTTATCTCCTGGTTTAGTAACAATTGTTACTACAGTAACACCCGATTCAGAACGCATAACTCTTTTAATTAACCACCTTAATAATGATTGATTTATTTTATATTTTATTAAATATTTATTATATATTCTTCTCATTTGAAATTTAGATGGTTGTATTCTATATTTTCTTCTCATATTTTTAAATCCTTCATTTAATTCTTCAAATGAAGGATTTAAATTTATATCTCCATAAGATTTAATAAAATCTTCAACAAGAATAATAATTTGTTCATCTGAATAAATATATTCTCGCAATGGTGTTATCTCTTCTATATCCATTAATATTATATTTGTATATAAATAAAGGTTTTTATCAATTTTTTATAAAATTATGATGTATTTATATTACAATTATAATAGATAATTTATTTATTTAAATATTTTCTATGATATTATAGAAAGAATTAATGTTTGAATTAATTACTTCCAGTATTAATTTTAAAAAAATAAATAAACTATTAGATCAATTAAAAAAACAGAACTTATTTACATTATTTTTTGAAGGTATTGTTGAACTATTTAAGATAAATCAAGCATGTTCATTAGCTATTTTTGTACCACAAAAATGTTATTTTCGTGATCGCGATTGTAATATTTATTATGATTTACCAACACACACGTGTAGTATTAAAGAAAATATGAATTGTTTAACATCATATAATTATTTTGTATTATATTTTAATTATTTTACTATAGTTAGTTTTTTAATATTATATTTTATTGAAATAAAAAGGGAAATATGGTTAATGGATCATTTCAATTATGATGAAAATTTAAATAATAATATTATTGAAAAAGAAAGAGTTGAAAATAATAAATTATTTAATAAATTAATAAATTGTAATCGAATATATTTCTATTCATATATAATAATTTCATTAATATTTATTACAAATTTTATAGTAAGCGGAATATTAGTTTTATTATTAAATTATTTTAATAATTTTTCAAGTATTACTATTTTTATAACTAGTATTTTATTATGTATAAATAAATTATTTAATGGATATTATGTCGCATATACTTCATATTACGAAAATAAACCAATGAGTTATTATGCAAAATATAATTTAATTTATAATGAAATAAAATTAGAACATAGTAAACACTTTATTGATTACCTACAGTCTTTTTTTAGTAATATTACATTTGATGAATTAAATAATGTATTCGCTAAATTTAATATTAGTAGTAAAACTAATATTCCCGATGATATAATTATAGAAATTAAAAAATCTAATAGTTCAACTAATTTTATTAATAATAAAACTGATATTCCTGATTATATAGAAATTAAAAAATCTAATAGTTCAACTAATTTACAAGAAAATAATACTATATTTATAAAATCATCAAATCAAAATTCGCCTAGAACATCATCAAAACAAACTCATTCTAGAAAATCATCAAATCAAAATTCGCCTAGAAAATCATTAAATCAGAATTCTCCTAAAAAATCATCAATACGATTTTCATTTAATCAAGATAACAACAACAATTCATCTAACATAAATGAACAGTTAATAATTGAAGCTTTAACAAGATTAAATAGTACAGAGAAAACAATAGATCAAAATGAAAGTACTCCGGTTGTACATGATAATATGAAAATATTTAATAGTTCAGAACAAAGTGAAAGTATACCAGTTGTAAATGACAATATGAAAATATTTAAAAGTAGAAATAATTCTATTGAAAATACTAAAATTGGTTCATTATATAATAATTTATTTGGAAATAAAAATAATTCTAGACATAATAGTATATTTGAAAGTAAAAATAATTCTAGACATGATAGTATACCAGGAAGTAAAAATAATTCTAGACATAATAGTATAATTGAAAGTAAAAATGAATTATCTAATTTAGAATTAGGTAATATAGAAATATCATCAAATATTAATACATTACCAAGAATAAAAAATGTAAACGAAGCTGCTACAAAAAGAGCTAGTCTATTAATACAAATAAATGAAAATACTAACAGTATTATTATAAAAACTCCGACTGATAATAAAAAAATAAATTTTAATGAAATATCAGATTTAATAGAACAATATAAAAATACAAATGAATAATAATGCGTAAGATTATTAATATTTTATTTAAATATATAAAATGTCTAATAGTTTAGAAAAAATACATATTTATTCTAATAAACTTTATATTAAAAAAAAATATGAAGATGCAATAGAATTTTATAATTATTTAATTTATAATAATTATAAAATAGATGTAATTTATTCTAATATAAGTGCATGTTATTTAAAATTAAAAAATTATTTATTAGCTTTAAATAAAGCATTAAATTCAGTTGAAAATAATATAAATAATGCTAAAACATGGGCTAGAATTGGTTATGCATATAAAGGCTTAAAATTACATAAAAATGCATATAAATCTTTTGAAATTGCTTTATCATTAGATAAAAATAATAAAATTTATAAAATGGAAACTGAATTTTATTTTAATCGATACAATAAACAATTAACTTTTTTTAATATTTATAATATAATTAAAAATAATAATGAAATTTATTCAGATGTAAAAAAATTAAAAAATAATATAAACATGAATAATATATTAACTGTTGTTGAAAAACTTTTTGAAAAATTATAAACTATCAATTGTTTCTAACTCGGTATCTTTATTTTTCTCAATTTTTTTTTTTATATTTAAAATATCTTGAATATTGATAGATGAAGAAAAATTTCTTTCTTTATTATTTATTTTTTTTTTTAATTTAATTAAAGGAAATCCACCCCCCACAATATTTTTATCCATATTATCTAATTAGAAATTATTCAGATTTTTTAATTTTAATTAAATGATTTATTGTGCAACATTTACCATTATTCTCACATGAATATTTTAAATATTCATTTGATTTTAAATTTTCTTTATAATTTATATAAAGTAATCTATTTAAACTATATTTTTTACCTTGAATAAAAAAGCTAATATAATCTTTATTATTTGAATTAAGTATAGGGCCGTTCCATAATACACAGTTGTCTCCAAATATATCATCATTTAAGTTATTTGTTAATCTTCTTATATCTGATAATGTAAATTTTTTTGTCAAATCAATATCTTTTATTTGATTTTTAATAAGATTTTTTAGTAACAAATTTTCTTCATTTTTTGTATTATTTAATAAGATAAAATCATCCATTATATAATATTATAAATTTTATTCTTTATAAAATATTTGTAATTATCTTTACCGCCCAAAATAATATTTTGGACAGCATTAAATTGAGTATTATTATTTTTATTATTATTAAAAGAAATAAAATTTGATATATAAACTTCGTCATTATTTAATGTACCAACCAATGAACCTATAATATTATTATTTATATTTTTAAATACGCAATCAATAGGTCTTGGTAAAATTCTACCTAATAATAAATAATTATTAAGAATATAATTATTAGAATCATTACCTTCAAATTTAATATTTGAAATAAAAATTTTAATTTGATTACTAACATTGGGATATTCATAATAAGAATTATAGGATATAATATTAATATCATCATTTTCTAATTTATCAATTGAATTAATACTTATGTTTGTATTTGTATTTTGATCATAATATTTATCTAAATTAATAAAACTTATATTAAGAGGTCTGGGGTTTATTATTCCTTGTGTTCTACTAGTTTCAACATAATAATTATTATTATCAACTATAATATTATCAATTATAATATTTTGTAATCCAATATTTATATTTTCATATTTTGCTTCATATGAAATTATATTTATTTTTTCATTTGTATTAAGTATATCATAAGATTCAATAATTGCATTATAATTTTTATCGTATATTTTAGGCACAATATTAAAATTAATATGTAACAATTTAGGATTAATAAATGAACTAATAGTAATATCATATGCCATATAATTATTATTTTCAAATTTAATATTTTTGATAATTATATTACTATTACCAGTATTTATATTATCATAATAAGCATCATACGATACTATATTAATTGGTGTATTTATTATAATATTATTTGATAAATCATAAATCTTATTATTTATTAAAAATTCAGGATATAATATTTTAGGATAAATAATACCACTTGATGTAAAATTATTAATAATATAATTTATATTATTTAAAATAATATTATTTACAAAAATATTTTTAATTCCAACATCAGGTGTATCAGTTTGACATTGATAAGATACTATACATAATGATAAATCTAAATAATAATTTAAATTAAAATTAATTGTTTCATCATAATATTTTTCAAATATAGGATAAATAAATATTTCTTTTGGTATAATACTACCACTGATAGAATATCTAACTAATGTTGAATAATTTTGATTATTATAATTAATATTTGATATAATAATTTCTTTATTTATTCCCGCATTTGGATCAGTGTAATAAGAATCAAATTTAATATTTTCTATAAAATAATTATAACAATTAACATTTGCTATAATATTACCATCGTAAACTTTATCATTCGATATGAAAATTAAATCAACATTTTTAGTAATAATATTTCCATAAATAATTTGTTCATTTACAATATAATTATCTTTATGTAAACCACCTAATATTATATTTTTAATAAGAATTTTTTGTATACCAATCTCAATATTATAATATGATGCTTCATATGATTCAATTAATAAATTATTATCATCTAATGTATACTGTAATATTGGTATCATGTTTATATTGTATTCTTGATCTAGTGCAATAAAATTTATAGTAATATATTTTGGAACAATAGTACCAGTTATTTGAAAATCGTGACATATATATTGACTTGAATTTAATCCAGTTAATATAATATCTGAAATATTAATTATAATTTCATTATTTGCATTATAATCTACAAATTTAGAAGTAAATGATTCTATATAAACATTATCATTTATTATTATGTTTAAAATATTAATTATTTGAATATCAATATCATAATTACCATCGTATTCTTTCTCTGGTTTATTAGTTATTAATTTTAATTCTCGTTTCATTATATTACCTATGCATGTTGTATCACTAATATAATAATTAAATAAATGTGGTGCCAATACAACATTTTTAATATTAATTAATATATTATTTTGTACATTAATAGATTCATAATTTGCATCTAATGAAATTATTTCTAATGGTATATCATTTGATAATGATAATATTTTAACAAATGCCTGTGAAGTATTATCATACATTTTATCTATTGAATAAAAAATAACTAATTCTTCTTTTTTAAATATAGTTGGCGTATTAGTATTAATAGAGCCAATTTTATAATTGATGGCATCTTTACCTATTAAAGTTAAATTATTAATTTTTATTTCTATATTATCTCGACTATTAATATCTTTAAATTCGGAAATGAATGTTGTATCAATATCATCACCTGCTAAATAATCTATATTATAGTTACCCATACATTTTGGGTCACCGTCATAAATTTTATCATTACCAATAAAATTAAAATTAATAAGTTTTGGTTGTATATTACCAAAAATTGTACAATTATCAACAAAATATTTTTTATCTTCAAGAATAATATCAGATACATAAATAATTTTTCGTATATTAACATTTTTATCTAAATAATGAGCATTATAAGATAATACTTTTTGATTTGAATTAAAATAAATATTTGCTTTAGTTGTACCATCATAAATTTTATCATTTGCAATAATATTTAAGGTTATTTTTTTAGGTAAAATATTTGCAGATATTGTATTGAATTCTAATAAGTAATTATTAGAATTTTTATTAAAAATTAAATAATCAGTTATATTTATTATATTATTACCAATTTCAGATGAAATAAATTCTGCTTTATTAATTTGAATATTCAAATATTCATACGCACCATCTATTGATTGTAATATAACCGAAGCATCTGTTGTTCCATCGTATTCTTTATCTACACCACTAAAATTAACATTAACTATTCTAGGAAAAATATAACTTGATATAGTATAAATATCCGATGATAATATATAATTATTATTATCATTTAAAAGAATATTTGAAACATTAATACTTTGATTTCCTATATTTTTTGATAAATATTGAGAATTATATGAAATAATAAATTCATTTGATATGTCAACACGCGCATCTAATGTATTATCAAATATCTTATTATAAGAAATAAAATTAGGATAAATAGTTTTTTTTATTATATTACCAATATATTGATTATTATTTGTATAATAATTAATATCTAAATAAGAAGGCAATATTATTGATGAAATAATTATTTTCTTACGATATCCACAATAAGGATTAATAAAATTTCCAGATATAGTAATATCATTATAATTTATACATTTTATATCAACATTTGTTGTACCATCGTATTCTTTTTCAATATTATTAAATTTTAAATTAATTAAATTTTTACTTATATCAATAATAACTTTTGCAAAATTATTAATATTATCAATATTATAAGTTACATTATATATATAATTACCAACGTTTAAACCAGATAAATCAATTATACCATTATTTTTATCAATTAAACCATTATCAATTTTAAAATAACCATTTTCTGGTAAAGCAATAATTCCTAAAAAGTTATAATCATTATAATAAAATTTTTGATTAGGATATATTAAATATGGTATAATACTTAAATTAAAAATAGTAAATACAGATCCATAATTAATAGTTAAAATATAATTACCAATATTTAAATTATTTATATTAATAATACCAGTATCTGGATCAATTAATATATTTCCACTAATATTCAAATTATTAATATTAAATTTATAAATATTAGATCCATAAATTATTGGTTTATCAGAAATAAATGGAATCGAATATATACCAAAATTATATTCATTTGGATATTCTATTTTAGGTAAAATAGTAAAATTATAAAATTTTGTATCAGTCATATTATTTACTGTTGCAGTAATACTTATAGAATAATCTCCAATATCTTTAATATTATTGATATCTATATAATCATTATATATAATCGCACTTGAATTAGAACAGGTTATAATAAAATTTTCTATAGGATAAATATTAAAATATATATTATTGAAAGTTTTGCCATAATCAATAGTTTGATTATTTGTTATTATAGTTAAAACTGGATTGACAATTAATTTAAAATTAGTTATTGTTTGACAATAATTTTTAACATAGTTTATTTGAAGATTATAAATATTCGGATTTAAATTATTCATTTCAATGATTCCATATGATGAATCAATATAAATATTATCATATTTTTCATTTAATGAAAAATATCCATAAATATTTTCATTACATATTGGATAATTATAACTAATATCACCCGATTTTAATATCATATTATTATATGATATTGTAGGATTAACTATAATATTAATTAAACAATTATTAAATACATTATTTTTAGTATAAAATATTGGAAGATTATAAATACCAGATGGGGCATTTATATTAATTATACCAAGTGTTGAATTTATATTAAAATAATGAATTATATTAAATGGACCACTAATAGTAAATATACCACCTTTTTGAGAAACATTTGGTTCTAAACTTTGAAAAGAAGTAAATGAATAACCGATACAGTTAGAATAAGAAATATGTGGTAATACATATAAATTATAATTTGTTGTTGCCGATATATTATTCATTATTAATGTTACAATTATATTATAATAACCAATATCATAAAATGAAAAATCTAAAATACCACTAAGATTAATTTTATAATTAGACGTAATAATAAAAGAGTCAGATTTTGGATAAATTATAGGTAGTGATGAATAATCAATATCATTAAAATAGATATATTTTTCATTGGGCAAATATTGAATTTTTGGATATATTATAAAATTTAAAAAATAAATAGATTTTACTGAATTTAATGTTCGGGTAACATGGAATGAATAATTATTTACAATTAAATTATTACATGTAATATTACCGGAACTAATATCTAAAAAAATATCATTATGCATATAATCAAAACTAAATATATCATTATTATCCAACGGTGGATTTAATATTGGGATTATTGTTGAATTATAATTGATATTTATTAAATTATAATGAATTATAGGTTTTACTGTAATAATATACGTTGTTTTAAATTTTTTTTTATTATAATTACAATTAATTATTAGATTATATATCCCAACATATAATTTTTCACTAATATAAATTATTCCATTTTGATCAATATTTATATTTGGATTAATTATATTAATTGTAAAATTAGTACCCATAATATTAGGCGGTGAAGACAAATACGAGATTCCATAATTTAATGTTATATTATTTGGTTCATAATTCATATTAATATAAAATATATTTCTTTTTAATTAATATTCTAATATATTAATTAAAAAAATAAATTATTAATTTATAATTACCATGAATCAAATCTATCATTTGTAAATTCAATATTGTTTGCAGAATAAATTTCAGTTTCTGATTTATATGAATTTATACTATCCTTAATATTTGATTCTTTAAATTTATCAACTTTATATATTTTAAAAGCAGAATCTAAACTTGTAAATTTTGATGTACTTACTTGATCGCCATCTACATATAAATTATTAAATGCAACATCTAATGTTGTAAAATTATCATTTCCAGCAAATGTAAGATCCATTTTTTCTTTAGATGTTATAATTTGATTATTAAAATTACCTGAATTAATACGATTTTCAAATTTTAAATTAAATTCATCTGGTGATTTAATATCTTCATAATCAATATTTATTTCATTTTCACGTTCTTTAATTAAATCTTCAAAATTTCTTTTAGATTTATCTTCAAAATTATTCATATGTTTTTTTTCTAATTCTTGATTTATTTTATTAAATAAAAGTAATGATCCTTCTTTTGATTCAACTGGTATTTCATTAATTTCTTTATTAAATGTTTTTTTTAAATCATAATGATCATCATTTGTTTTATTTAAAAAATCATTGTAGTTTTTACGCATATCTTTATTTGATAAGACTTGATTAGCTGTAACAATATGAAAATAAATTTCTTCTTCGGTATCATTATTTTTATCTGGATGAAAATTTAATACTAGATTACGATATGCTTTTTTAATTTTAGCTTCTGTTGCATCATTAGTGACACCTAAAACTTCATATAAATTATATTTTAATGTATCAAAATCAACAATATTTTTACTCATTAAAATATAAGATATTTAATATTTAAATTAAACGATATTTATTATATAACTTAAAATAATGATAAATAAAAATGAAAAATTAGAAGCTGCAATGATGATTTCTTCTTATTTGGAAACAATTGGTTTTTATAATGGACAATGGGAATTTAATTATAATAAACAAGCTAAAAATATAACCGAAGCATTAATAGTTAATTTTACTATTATTAATCATTATATGTCAATGGGTGGATTTAATTATTTAGATATATCAAATTGGAAATCAAGTGATGATACTTTACTTTTAATTGCTACATTATCAGCATTAATTGATGGAGGTGATGAAAATGATTTTATTAATAATTATATAAAAATATGCAATGAATTAAATGAAAAAATACGATTTTCTGGAATTCAAACTTTAAAATCACTTAGTTATTTAAAAAAAATAACACAAAAAAAAAAAGATACATATCTAGACTTAATTCCGTTTGATGATTTAATGAGTGGTAATGGAGCGGCAATTAGAACTGGCCCAATCGGTATTTTTTATGCTGATAATGAAGATGAAATAATAAAAAAGTCAATTATTGCTTCTAGATTAACCCATAATATTCCTATTGGTTATTTAGGTGGATTAGTATCTGCCTTATTTTCTTCATATGCCTTTAATAATATTGATTCATATGAATGGATTAATAAACTATTAAAATTAGTAGAAACAAAAAAAATTATTAACTATATAAATAGTACTGATATAGGTAATAAACATGACAAAGAAATAGAAGAATATTTTTCTATTTGGTATAAATATAAAGAAGAACGTTATAATGATATTATTAATTTTAAAAGTAAAGGTACATTTATTTATCCAAAAGAAAGATTAGAAGCAATGTCAAAATACATTCCTCAAACATTTTTTAAAAAGAATGAAAATGAAGCATGGTATTTATTAGGAGCATCAGGATTAGATTCAGTTATATATGCATATGATGCTTTTTTAATGTCACTCATTGATAAAAAAAAAAATATTTATAATCCAGAATCTTTAATTTTTTATAGTGCTTTACATGTTGGTGATTCAGATTCTACCGGTGCTATTGCAGGATTTTGGTATGGTGCATTATTAGGGTATGATGGCTTTGATAAAAATAAACTGGAAAAATTAGAATTTTATAATAAGTTATCTAAATTATCTTCAATTGGCAATAAATTAATTTAATTATTTATATGTTATTTTAATTAGAAGCAAATTGATTTAAACTATCTACTGTACGGGGACCACTATAAGTTTCAATACCATTGGGACCATCTTTAATAATTGTTGGATAACCGGGTACATCGTATTTATTACATAAGACTTGATTGGTATCATCATCACATTTAACATCAACAATTTTAATATTTGGATTAGTATTATTATTCATAAATTCATCCCATATTGGTTGAAATCTAACTGAATATCCACACCATTTTGTATTAAAATTATAAATAGTTGTATTATTATTATTTAAATCGTTATTATTATTTAAACCGTAATTAACATTTTGCATATTTGGTTTATTATTACAGTTACATTTTACTGGATTATTATTTGCTTGAACATTTGTTTCTTTAACTGATGAAAGTTTTAAGGCACTTCTTAAACCATTAACTGTTCTAGGTCCTTCATATGTTGTTACATTATCACCATCAACAATTACAACGGTAGGAAAACCATTTACTTTATATTTTTTAACTAGATCACTATTTTTTTGATTGTCGCATTTTAAATCTATGGCATCAATATTATCAGATTTTTTTAGTGAGTTTGTAAATTCGTCCCAAATGGGTTGAAAACGAAGAGAGTGACCACACCAGGTGGTATTAAAATTATATATTTTTATAGTATTATTTTCATTATTAGTAAAATCTTCGTTTTTGTTAGGTGAAAAGTAGTTTATTAAATAAAATAATAAACATATAGAAAAAAATAAAATTACTAAATTTGTGGTAGAGAGATTTGTCATTAAAATAATTTAGAAAATATATAAAAATATTTAAGATTTTTTTCTAAATTATTATATACTTATAATGTCCGATTTAGATTTTAAAAAAATAACAAAAACATTAAGGCCATTTTTTGGTTTCCCTGACGACGATGATAGATTTTGTTTATTTATAGCTGCGTTAGAAACATCATGGAAGAAGTCCGATCTTGGTTCCCAAGATAAAAATATCGTTTTCCAATATAATGAAGAATATTATGAAGGTGCCGACCCTGGCGCAAAATTAGCTAATAAAGATAAAGAATGGAGTGATTTTTTTGGCTGTTTAACTAAATATACAAATGAAATTAATGTTAATGAAGATAAAAGAGAAATAGTAAAAGCTATTATAGTTAGATATAAAAATCATACAAGTAATTCAAATGATACGTTTATTCGTGATGTAATTACAAGATATACTAAACCCGACATTTTTACAATGGGCCCTATTACTGGAAAAATCCCATATAATATTAGGGAAACAGTAACTGGCACTTGTGATAAATCAACTAAACATTTTTCTTTTATTTATAGTAAATATTTACTTAGAAAATCTTTAGAAGATGGTAAAAACAGTGCTGTACCATCTGACCCTTTTTGGAAAAAAGAAGTTGCTGGCACACAAAGTGAATATTTCAGAATGGAAGGCAATCCTGAACAAATTTATAAACGCGATGCTGAAGGTAACGCTATACCAGTAGGTAAAGGTTCAGAAGCAATGAGAGCTGCTGAAACTGATAAATGCATGGGAACAAAAATTAATGATACTGACCCTACTTCAAAAGAATGCAAAGTTGTTCTTGAAAAATGTATTGAAGGTACAGATATTGATATGTGCAAAGCCTTTATGCAAGATCCAAATTATTTTAAAATAGCTGAAGGAGAAATTCAAAAAATGTTACCAGATATAGCTCTTATGGTATTACGCAAGGTATTCAAATTTAATAGAACAACAAATCCCGAAACAAATTTAGTTGAAGCTGAAACATTTGGCGAATGGTTATTAAGACAAAAAACACTTGTTGATGAACCAACATTTAAAAACATTCAAGATAATGGTAAATTAAAAACTTATATTGAAGGTCTTGTTAGTAAAGTTAACTCTAACCCAACCATCTTAAATCCTTCTTACTTAGGCGATGGTAAAACTGTTAATAAAACTAATTATAACTCTATATTTAATGGTTGGTTATCAACAAAATATGGTATTCCTGGCAGAATTATGTTTAAAAATAAAAGAAATAATTTAAATGTTACTAGACAAATTGATCTTGTTTCTAATAATTTACTTTTCACACGTAATTCCATGCAATCTAAAGTAATGTTACTCCCAGGTGGTAAAATACTTGTTAATGGTTCTACTTTTCCTTTTGTTTCTGTTTTAACTGGTGGATCTAACGACGATAATGAATACAATCAAGATGGTGGCGCCATTGGTTATTTTAGAAGCGTTGCCGATAATGAAATGTTTAAACCAAATGGTCCCCTCTTAAAAGAATTAACTGCCAATATGAAAGCAACTGCTGATGCTTATGGTATTCGTTTTGATTTTAAAACATTAAATGAAAAAATTGACAGTTTAATTAAATCTGAAAAAGGTTTATTCCAAGCTGCCGCCGCTACTTTAGCATTCTTCTCCGATGCTGAAAGATATGGCAAATATGATAAATCACAAGTTCTTACTGTTGATACTGCTATTGAATTAGCTAAAGCCCGCGATGAACGTCTTAATAGAGTTGATAATAAAACAAATGATTTAATTGTCGCTTTACAAAAATTAGCCGATTCATTCAATAATGCTTTAACTGAAGAAACTAAAAAATCTGTTACTCCTTCTACCGGAACTCTTTAAATCTTTAATATAAAACAAATATAAATAAATATTTTCTTTAATACAGTAATAATGGGCCTTGGATTATTATTATTAGTATCAGTAGGAAAAGAAAATATTTATTTATCTACTAAACCCGAAATAACTTTTTTTAAAATAGCTTATAAACGGTATAGTAATTTTTCTATTGAATCTGTTGCACAATATTTTAAAAATACTCCTGATTTTGGACGCAGAGTAACTGTAAATATTTCTAAAAATGCTGATTTATTGGGCAATATGTACATATGTGTTAAATTACCCGATATAATTAGATCAAGCCCAACTTATTTACCTTCAACTGTCAAAAAATTTGCTTGGGTAAAAAAAGTTGGATTAGCAATAATAAATTATGTCGAATTAGAAATTGGTGGAATATTGATAGAACGTAATTTTGGCGATTGGTTAAATATATGGTATGAATTAACTATTGATTACGGTAGAAAAGCTGCATATAATAAAATGATTGGCAATATTGATTTATTAACTAATTTTACTAATGGCAAAGCTTCTTATTCGTTAAACGTGCCTTTAAATTTTTGGTTTTGTCAAGATTCTGGTTTGGCATTACCGTTGGTATCAATGATACATAACGATATTAAATTTCATGTTGAATTCAATACTTTTGATTTATCATATTTAGAGTCTCCAACAAATTATATTCAGGTTAGCGAACCCTTTTGTCTTTTTAAATATGGAGAATTAATTAAACAAAATGTTAATGGAAATTTAGCAATCGGTACTTTTGTATATTATGATACTATGAATCAATATGTTTATTATAATAAATTAAAAGGCGATTTTTTAATTCCAACTACTATTGATAGCAGATATTTAATAATTGGTAATGATTCAAAATTTGAAACAAATATAGCACCAAATACATTATTAATACAAGATGAATCTTATTTTAAATATAATACTCCTTCTATAATTGAAGCTTATTTATTAGTAAATTATATTTATCTTGATAATGAAGAAAGATTTAATTTTCTTAATAATAATCATTTATATTTAATTCCAATTGTTCAAAATATTGCTGAACAGAATTTTTTTTCCGCAAATATAGCTTATAAAATACCATTTATTAATCCAAATAAAATTATATTTTGGCGTGCACAATTAATTTCTAATATTATTGCAAATGATTTTTTTAATTATACTTTATATCCAATTACCGATACACCCACTACAATTATTGAAAAAGAAACTATAGTATTAAATTCAATTGATCGCATGGATCCAAATACAGTAGAATTATATACATATTTACAAGTTTATTTAAATAATTTTATATCTAATACTGAAGGAATTAATATGTATTCTTTTTGTATAAATCCTTTAAGTTATCAACCATCTGGATCTTTAAATTTTTCTCAAATAGATGATACATATATTCAGATGAATTTAAATAAAAAAATTAATTATCAAAATACGATTACTATTAGAGGTTATGGATTACAATATAATGTTTTTAAAATAAAAGATGGTTTAGGTGGTTTAGGTTTCTTTTTATAAAGATTTGTTATTTATAATTAATAATGATAACACTTGAAAATATAACTAATTTTATTAAAAATTTAGAAAATGAAAATAAATTGTTAAAAGAAAAAATTATAATAAAAGATAATATAATTGAACAACACCAATTTGAAATTGATAATTTATCCAAAGTCTCAATAATAACAAATTTAAATAAACAATTAAAAGATAAAACTTCATATATTGAAATTTTAGAAAAACAAAACGGATTAAAAAATTCAGAAGAAAATAGTAATTATAAAAATAAAATTAGAATTTTAGAAGAAGAAAATAGTAATTATAAAAATAAAATTAGAATTTTAGAAGAAGAAAATAGTAATTATAAAAATAAAA